TTTCGCGCCGATCAGAGAGTCGCTTCTACCTAGAAAACACCCCCTTTCTCCTTCTAAGGGGAACAGCAAGTTTCTTTATCGTGACAGTGGGTTGTGATGCAAGATAGACGCCGTCAGCCTGAGAACCAGTAAAGACGACCTGATTAGTATCGTATGAATCACGCAACGCTTGCGACTGGAAGAAGAATCCCATTTTAAGAGGACGCGATCCGTCAACACGCTTGCCGTTGTTATCAAACTCCAACTTCTTAGCGATAAACGCCCAGTAAATTGTAAAAATAGGACCAGCAGACAAGCCGAATGGGAGAGCGAAAGACTTGCATTTGAAGGCAATATCAGAACGACGACGTACAGCTTTTACTAGCTGATCGTAATCTTGAGAAGTGACGAGGTGGATCCGTTTCTGTTTACGATTCTGAGCGGCCTGATGAATGACCCAGGGCGGAACGTTTCGAGAATCCTGATTAGAAAAATAATTTTGATATTCATCAGTAATAACTATCACACCATATTTACCGTTACGGACGCATTGATTGACAAGTGCATATTCTTCTAAAGAAGAATAATAGATATAGCTAGAAACAGTATCGATCTCACGAGAGAGGATAGACTTTAATTTATCTAAAGATCCATCAAACTTAAGAGCGGTACGATCTTTTAATATAATATTAGAAACAACAATAGCCTTTGGATATCGTTTTGCGATCTTCTTATAAAAATGAATTAGAGTTATGGTCTTACCATCACCTTGTTCACCGAAAAAGGTCTGAATGCCTGAGGGACGAAAGTAATCTGGATCCTTAAGATTGCGTCTATTTTCTCTAATAGCTTCTTTATCGAAAGATAAAGACTTAGAAACAAATGGTAAAATATTAGGCATTAATGACCCCTCACTTTGTTATAGAACCAAAGAACAGGACGTATTGCTATAAACACAGTAATACTAGTAACGATCATAACGAGCATTGTAGCGAAGAACGTATCACCTATATAATTTCTCAGAACGACTATAGGAAAAGCAAAATAAGGAACAACATTATTAATAGCATTAAGAAAGACTAATGGAGCAGCGGGAATCAATATAAGAGATAAAATGAATTTAATTATAACGACTATAAACGATAAAATAAACATCACTATCATAAACTAATCCTTTCTCCTTTCTTCCCAATCACCGTGCTCTCCAGTGCGCTCATCAAGCCAACGAACAGAATGAGTCTCGTGATCTTCTTCTTCATAATCCTCAACATAAATACCAAAGAAACGATTAGCCAACCTGTAGCAAGTCCACAAGAAACCAATAGCTATACCACCCTGAAGAAATATCTGCATAAATGACCAAACAGCAGGTAATTGATATCGCCACCTACACATCTCAAGGTTAGCAGTAGAGCCAAAAACAGTAAGCGAAACAGCACAAGTACTATTATTAGAGTTCATAGCTTCAACTGTAGTAAACACGCCTTTTATAAACGTAAACGGCAAGGCTAAGAAACCTAATCGATCAATAATAGTATTCAATAAATCATTCCATAGAGATTGAAGATCTTCAATTTTTGGAAAAATTATACTAAAAATAAAATCTGTAAAAAACCAAACAAAAGAATTACGAATAGCACAAGCGATAGATCCGAAAGAAGGTATTTTTAATCCATTAAAATTATAGTCATACTGAGAACAGTCTTCATATTTCGGCTTCTCTCGCTTCTCCTCACAAAAACCCTCAAGACAGACAGAATCGACAGTAGAGCTAGAATGCTTCTTACCGTCAACATTAATATACATATAATGTTCTTTATATTTTATATATTCAGTATCTTTAGGAAAACCATTTATACAATAATCAGGAGTTGAAGAACTCTCGCCATAAGAATAGCAAGCCCTAGCGGAATAGCGTGCAACTACAGTATATTCATCGTAATTAGGTAAATCGACAGAAAAAGTACCACCAGCGTCGATAGTCTGTTGATGTACAACATCGCCACCACGGCGCTTCTGAACAGTAAAAACTAATTGATAAGTATTATCGACTAGACGCCAGCCATCTTTCGTATAGTCAGAAAAAGCATCAAGAGTTATTCGATCACGATCCTTTAAATGTTTTATTGAGATTTTCTTATCAATAACATCATATTCAAAATCAGGTAAAATCTCATCTTGAAGAGACTTAGGAATCTTAATATTACGATCCTTAAGAATAGAGCTTAGTTCATAATCAGGAGTAGACAAGAAAGTTTCAATAAAACCTGGTGGTTTTGAATAAGAAGTAGAAAGGACCAAAGGAGTATCATCTTGTACCAAAGAAGAAGAACAAGTAACCTCAAAAGAATTAGAAGAAGACATAATCAAGTCAATACGTTTAAAACCAGACTCAGAAAAATGATATCCGTAATATTCATCATAACGAAGAATCTGTTTCGGAGCTTTGGATTCGGTCCAATAAAGACGAACATAACTCTTATCACGACCATTACCACCATAATAATAATTAAGAACAATCCAGTCACCATTACCGTAAACAGCTTTCTTATATGACTTTTCAGCATCAGCTCGAGAAATAAATTGACCACAAGAAGAAGTCCACTTGACATCTCTTCTAGTGAAGAAATATGAATAAAAAAGAGTACTTACATCAACAGAAGACTTGTCGTACTGTAATAATAGTTTCTTAGTAGTACGAAAATCGGGAATCTGAGGAGTAGAGCCCTGAGCAAAAACTGAATTAAAGGGAGATAAAACAGAATAGCCCAAAATTAAAAGAGAAGACAAAGCATAAAAAACTCTCTTATTTATTTTCATCTTCAAGATTCTTTCTTAAATAAGTCTGATATTCTTTTTCTTCATCGATCGAAAAAACAACTATAAAAAATAAAAAAATGGAGAATAAAGCGAATAACATCATCATTTTTTATTATTCCTATTCTTAAACAAATCAGTATAAATAAAATAGATACAAAAACCTAAAGCGAAAAAGGTAATAAAATTGTAGATTAGGCCAACAATATCACTAGAATTCATTTACTTATTACCTCCAGAATAGCTAATACGACTAACAAGATACCAACAAATAACAAAAGAAAACAGGATGACAAAAAATTTTACAAGAAATTTATCTAAAATTGTTTGTAATTCCGTAGATGACATAAAAAACTCCTATCTAGAATTAGTAACCGAATAAAGCGACTTAAAAATAATATCCAAAACGATCTTTACTCCAGCTCCAACGGCAACGATAGCCAAAAGGGAAGAGAAATTAGCTGATAGAGTCTGGGTGATCAATTGTACAATCTCTATAGTCTTCATATATTCAATAAGCAAGGAGTGAGATGTACGCGTGGTGGAGGTCGTACATCTCACAAACTACTAGAAACGCCCCTTTAAGCCACGATTGCCAAAGCTGCGGAATAACTTCAGACCAACACCGAAGCCAATCAGAATCGCAAGAGCAGGCCAGTTTTGGGTAAAGTAACCAATAACCGTCGTAATGATGCTAGTAGCGTCAGCTGCTTCAATAAGCTTCATAACTTGCTTTAATCCTTTCTTGTAGCTTTTAATTGTTCAATATAACACTGAGTTACCAGCCCGCTACAATGGCAACTCTGGCTGCTTTTATCTTGACATTTAACTTACTTTTAAGCGCAAGCACCAAAATTAAAATACAGAAGCCCTACAGCTAAAGTAGAGCCTCCTTAGCAACCGATGACTCTATAAGAGCCAATTGCTCAGCAGAGAGAAAAACAGACTGTTTATAAAGCTTCTCGTTAGGCATAATCCATTCAATAGTCAATACACTATATGGTCTATTGTCTTTTTTTGAAATACGTTCCTCTACATATGCACGAGAAACGTGAGATACGATGTTATCTGAGTTTGTGGCTGTCATTTTCTATACTCCTTCTTTACGACATTAAAAAAACTCTTCNAATCTGGGAGCTTAATTAAGCATAGATCTTTCTTCGTTAATCTTCTTGTTGTATTCGTAATGAATTTTTGCCTTGCTTAATAAAGAACAATGCTGTGGATTCTTTGCGTCTAAACGAGGCGAGTCATGCTTACTCATGCTTTAAATTCTAACATACTTATTGAATAAAGTCAAGGTACACACGGAAAACATGTAGGATTGATCATTTTTCGTTGCATTAACTAAATTCTATTTATAAAAAGCCCCGTCTACTATCGACGAGGCTTATGTATCACATCTGGTGGGCAATAGAGGATNCTTAAACTAGGTGAGTCATGTTTACTCATGCTCTAAATTCTAACATACTTATCAAATAAAGTCAAGGTCTGTATGGCAAACGTGTAGGTTTGGTCATTTTNTAAAGAGTTATACAATCGTCGTATCTGGTGGGCAATAGAGGATTCGAACCTCTCACCTCTTCAACGTCAATGAAGCGCTCTAGCCAAATGAGCTAATCGCCCAGATATAATAATATTATCATAACAGATACCTACTATCAAGGAGCGTGGTATAATATTGGTATGAGTGAAGAAGAATTAAAATCTATGAGACACAGCCT